TTGGAGACACTACAAGTGGACATTTCTCGTTTGGGTCGATGTCTTTCATTGAAGAAAGTCGAACTACCACCACTCAAGAAAGCATTTTGATTACTGCGTCTATTGAGTCGATTGATATTTCTGGTTGCACGATTAACGGCTGGTTGGATGGTGCTACTAGGCGCGGCATTGGACCTGGCGTTGTGATAGAAGAAAACGCGACTGTCGGCAGTTTTGTATCCCACGGTACAAAGTTCAAATATATTGCAGGTGCTTGCTACATTGCAAAATCAAGTGCAACAGGAATAGGGGCAATTATCAACAATATTTCTATCGTTGCCCCGACTATTGAAACTTGCGGAGCTGTGATTCAAATACAAAACGGAGCATCCAGCGCATCTGTTTTGCGCGGCACAATAACAGGCATTGACGCAAAACTTGGGTCGCTTTCATCCGCTTGGATTCTTGCAAGAAGTGCGTTGAACGTGCGTGACAATCGTATGCAAGCAGGTGCAACATTTGTTCGCATGAACGACATGGCAAACGCCAGAATGTCTAACGTGACTTCATTTGACACAACTTATTGGATTAACACTGCAACTGGCTTAGCAATTGTTCCAGCCACATTCGATATGCAATTTCCAGATTCCAATCTTGGTGATGGTTACATTGGCAAGGTTTATAACTCTGGTGTGTGGAAAGACTTTGGGGCAATTGCGCCATGACAAACAAAAACATTAGCAGCTTATTTCCCGCAACAACCCCACTAGTATCAACTGAGATACTAGCTATTGTGCAAAGTGGAACTACCGTTAATGTGACTGTAGCAGACTTGACTGCTGGAAGAAATGTGTCGATGGCAGATTTAACAACTACCGGTAATACTACTTTAGGAAATGTTACCACCAACACGTTCAACGTAGGTGCTGGAGGAATAGTTAAAGACGCAAGTGGTAATGTAGGTATAGGTGTTGCAGTACCAGCAGTTAAATTAGACGTTGGAGGGGTTTCGCCTACTATCCGAATTAGGGACACCCAAAATAAAACTCCTTGGGTGATCGGTGATGTGATTGGTGCGTTAGAGTGGTATTCAAATGACGCTTCTGCCCCCGGAGCTAAAGTTGTAAGCAGTATTAAAACTGTTGCGGATATTTCCTCTAATGCAGCTAGTGGTGCGTTAGTGTTTTCAACATCGACTTCCGCAGGAACGGTTACCGAACGGTTTCGTATTGATAGTTCTGGCAACCTAATACAAGGCACAGCAGCCAAAGGCATTAATTTCACCGCCAACACACCAGCAGCAGGGATGACCTCGCAGTTGTTGAACTGGTACGAAGAAGGGACTTGGACGGGAACATTGGTAGGCAGTACCAGTAGTCCCACAGTTCCAGTCACAGCAACTGGTGGATATGTAAGGATCGGTAAACAGGTAACGTTTAACATTGGTTTTATTAATGTAACAACAACTGGTGCGGCAGGTAATGTAACTGTTACAGGTTTACCTTTTACATCGACTAGACGCAGTGTTCATTCCACCTCAACATATTTATTTGATTTAAATACGGGAACAAGTGTTGTTTCACAAATAGAAGTTGGTGCAACAACATTAACCGTTCTTGCAAGTAAAACAAATGCTGCATGGGCTTTAGTTCAACACAGTGCTGGAACAGGTAGATATTTAAACATCTCAGGTAGTTATATTACTGCTTAACAAAGGAAATAAAAATGAGTTTAACTAAAGCAACGTACTCGATGATTAATGGCGCAGTCGCCAACATATTAGACTTCGGTGCGTTGACTTCCGCATCTGATAATTCAATTGCTATTCAAGCAGCAGTTAGTTCTGGCGCAGCAATTATTGAATTCCCACAAGGTAATTTTGTGATTGCAACAACAATTAGCGTTCCTTTTGGTGTTACTTTGCGTGGCGCGGGAAGTGGACAATTTACTGCAATTGGCACAAAGATTACAAACAATACAGTAGGCGGCGGTTGTTTTTGGGTTACATCCACCCTTACAGCGCAAAGAGATTCACCAAATATTGTTGGTTTTACATTGATTGCCGACTACCCAATTCAACTTAACGACCCAACCACTACCATTTCAGATGGCGGCGCTTCACCATACTTGATGAAGGGTAAAATTGAAGATGTTGCTTGTTATGCCCGTTCTCCAGGCACTGCGTCCTCTGGCACTGGAATTTCTTTATCCAAATGCTTTGATTTTGAAATCACTCGATGCAGTGTGCGCGGCTTTAACATTGATTTGTTGTTACAAGGCTGCGATATGGGCTATGTTCACACTAATCGCTTTTGGCAATTTTATGGATATGGCATTCTTGAAATCAGTGTGGGCAATTTTGGTTCGCAAACACTAATTCAAAACAACGATATTGTTAACCCTAACACTGGCGTAGGGGCTACTTTTATAAAAAGCTGTGGTCGTCATATTCGTATCCATGATAACTATCTGGAATGTAATACCGCGACGACAGCGGGTATTGCTATTGATTTAACAAACATTGGTTGTCCTACTTTTGGATCTAATACTCCAGCACTACCGATTGAAATATCAGTGAGAGACAATCGGATTGATGGGCAGCTATATTTTAGTACAGCAGTTTACCGTCTTGATTCAGCAAACCCTGTTCAAAATACTATTATCCATGATGTTGGAACTACCACTAATCAAACGAACCCCCCATTAATAACTGGAAATGGCGGTTATCTTCCCGCAATATTTTCGGGAGGTTCGGGTATTTTGTGTGCGTATGATATTCGTTTTCCAAATTTGACCTCAACTGGAACTATCACACCATTAAATATTAGAACAGGTGTCTTACCATCATTAAGTAATGGGTTAACGATAACATCGTCCACTTTAACGCTTTGCCAACAACTTAACAGTGCTTCTGCGGTCGCAGGTCTTGGCATTATTGGTGGAGAAAGTATTGCGGTGCTTGCTGCATTTGGCACTTCTGCAATCCAAATTTTGGCTTTGCCAGTGTACGGGACAAATTCTCACCCACTTGAGCCGGGAGCAATTTACTCAATCTTTGTAACGGCTCGTTCAGTATCTTCAGAATCTTGTAGTTTTGGCCCCTACATCAGTAGCGGTGGCTCTAGCCTTTCTTCATTTGCATTAACACCCTCGTATAAGACCATTTTAGTCGGTACGTTTACTGCCCCTGCAATAGGCGCAACTTGTGGTACGTACTTTCAACGGGCCACCGCAACAGGAACTCTTAATATTCAATCAGTGCAATTTATTAAACAAATTAGCAACGGTTACGGTACACCTACTTCGGTATCAAAGACATCTTCACTTCCCGGAACAGCAGCTTCACTTGCTCAAGTTGGCGGTACTCTTGCAGCGTTGATTGTTGATTTGAAAAATCAAGGTGTTATAGGGGCTTAACATGAACGCCCTCTTGCAACGCTTTAAATCAAAGACCTATTGGGTAGCCCTGATAGGTGCTTTGTTGACGGCTATAGAGGTCAACAGCGGCTTTCTTGGCTCGTTCATACCAATGCCTTATCGCAATTACGTCATCATGATGTGGCCCGTCCTGATGCTGATATTGCGTGAAGTTACTACATCTGCTTTGTCGGATAAATAGTAATACAATCAAACAACCGTACTGGCTCGGTAAACCAGGGAATCGTAGGATTCAAAAATGTCAGAAGAAGTATTAGCGGAGTCACTACCCGTGCCAGAACAGGAAGCAACGGCTGCCCCTGAAGCTGAAGTTCAATCGCCGGAGACGTCAGAAGCAGCGCCCAAATCATTCTCGCAAGAGGAAATGGATGCAGCAATTGGCAAACGCCTCGCAAGAGAGCAACGTAAGTGGGAACGAGATCAAGCGCAACGTCAGTCTGAACAACAAACGTTGAGGGCACCAGCCGCACAGTCTGTTGACCAGTTTGAAAGCCCTGAAGCCTATGCAGACGCATTGGCCTACCAGAAAGCTGAAGAACTGCTCGCCAAACGTGAGTCTGCTAAACGCCAGTCGCAAGTTCTTGAAAGTTATCACGACAAGGAAGAAGAAGCACGGACGAAGTACGACGACTTTGAACAGGTCGCCTACAACCCCAAGCTCCCAATCACTGATGTGATGGCCGAAACGATCCAGTCCTCGGACGTTGGACCTGAGTTAGCTTACTACCTCGGTTCTAACCCCAAAGAAGCTGATCGCATCTCACGGATGACGCCCTTCATGCAGGCAAAGGAAATCGGGAAGATTGAGGGCAAATTGTCCGACAATCCACCCGTAAAACGAACAACGTCTGCGCCAGCGCCGATTTCACCTGTCACTGCGCGATCCTCTGGATCACCAGCTTTTGACACTACGGACCCACGGTCTACCAAGACCATGACGGATTCGCAGTGGATTGAAGCCGAACGCAAGCGTCAGATGAAGAAGTGGGAAGCACAGAACCGCTAACTCTCTTGAGATCAGGTATAATGATTACCTGAAATCAGGAGAACCGAAATGGAGAGTGACAATTTAGTTTTGACGGCTGAAGAACTGAAACGGCAACGTAACAGGGAAGCATCTGCCAGATATAGAGAACGAAACCGGGAACGGTTCAATCAGCGTATGCGGGACTGGCGTGAAGCAAATCGGAATAAAGACCGAGAGCATAAACGTGAGCACCGTAATCGGAAGATTGCAAACGGAACACCAGAAGAAGTTGTTGCATTACGCGCCGCTGAATCTGCCAAAACCAAGCGCAATCAAGACCGATGCAGAGATGAAGTTTATGGCGCTTACGGCGGTTATAAATGCAATTGCTGCAACGAGACTGAACGAATGTTTTTGTCAATTGACCACATAGACAACAATGGTGCTGAAGAAAGAAAATCGGGCAAGTACAGTGGTGGAGGGTCAGCCTTCTACAATTGGCTTTGCAAGAGCAACTTTCCAAAAGGCTATCAAGTGTTGTGTATGAACTGTCAGGTTGGTAAACACAAGAACGGCGGCGTTTGTCCTCACCAAAATACTTTGACAACTTAAGGAAACATTATGAGTAATTCGATTCTCACCATTGACATGATCACAAGGAAAGCTTTGGAGATCCTTGAAAATAACTTGGTTTTGACCCGTAACGTGAACCGTCAGTACGACGACAGCTTCGCTGTTGAAGGTGCCAAGATTGGTTCGACCCTGCGTATTCGTCTGCCTGACCGCGCTCTGGTGACTGACGGTGCCGCCCTGCAAGTTCAGGACGACAACGAGCAGTTCACTACCCTGTCGGTAGCCAACCAAAAGCACATCGGTATCAACTTCACATCTGCTGAACTGACCATGCAATTGGATGACTTCGCAGAGCGTGTTCTCAAGCCTCGTATCAGCCAGTTGGCCTCCAGCATTGATGCTGACGTTGCCAATGCCTACAAGTACATCGGTAACTCCGTTGGTACTCCTGGCACTACTCCTTCGACTTCTTTGGTGCTGTTGCAAGCCCAGCAGAAGCTGAACGAGAACGCTGCTGTGATGTCTCCACGTTACGCTACCGTTAACCCTGCCGCCAACGCTGGCCTGGTTGAAGGTATGAAGGGTCTGTTCAATCCAACAGACACCATCAGCAAGCAGTTCCGTAACGGCATGATGGGCACTGGCGTGTTGGGCTTTGATGAAGTCAACATGTCTCAGTCGATCAAACAGCACACCACTGGTTCGCGTGACGCTTCTGCTTCCACACTGGTCAAGACTCCTG